AACAAGTATGCAATCAATTGGCATCGGAGTAACAACCTTTAATCGACCTCAAGTATTTGAGTTGTTTATGAAACAATTGGACAAATTTAGTCCAAAAGATTATAAGCTTCACGTTGCAAAGGACATCCCGAATGTAAGTCAGGCAAAGAACGAATGCCTTAAAGCTTTGCAAGATTGCTATCACATATTCCTATTTGACGATGACTGCTTCCCAATTGCCGACAATTGGACGGATCCTTTTATCATGTCTAATTTAAACCATTTATTGTACATGAATGATTATTATGATAAATATTTTGAAACGGACGATTACGCTGCTTATAATAATTGCAGTGGCGTGTTTATGTATCTAACTAATGCAGTATTCTCTAAGGTAGGTTATTTCGGTGAATACGGTAGATATGGTTTTGAACACGCAGGATATTCTCACAGAATACACAAATTCGGATTAACCGAATATCTTTACATGACTTTAAAAGGAACGAATAAATTAATACATAGCTTGGACTTGGATGGGGAGTTTGAAGGGATAAAGGCTAAACCGACCTTAACACCTCAAGAAGCTATTGAGTCAATAAACATAAACAGAAATATATTCCTAAATGAAACTGCTAATTAAATTTGCTACTCGATCACGATTTGACAAGCTTATAGCATGCCTTAAAAACATTCGCAAGTTAGCCAAGGGTGAGTATCACATTTTGCTTACATTGGATGAAGATGATAATACAATTGATAAAATAAAACTATCTGAATACCAAAACAAGTACGGAAACATAACGGTAGTTTATGGCACTAGCAAAAATAAAGTTCACGCTATAAATAGGGATATTAAATTAATTAGCTATGATTGGGATGTGTTACTCAATATGTCGGATGACATGGTTTTCACGGAGAAAGGGTTTGACCTGCAAATACTTAAGGAGTTCCAAGACTTCAAAGGTTTATTGCATTTGCCTGATGGGTTTGCAAATGAGAGATTAGTCACAATGTCAATAATGCACCGGGAGTATTACAAAAAATTTGGGTATATTTACCATCCGAGCTACATATCGCTTTGGTGCGATAACGAACAAACGGATGTAGCTAAAATTTTAAACGAATATAAATATGTGGATAAAAGAATATTTTACCATGACCACCCAAACAATACCGGGGTTATTATGGATTTACAATATAGACATACCGAAAGCTTCTACGAAATTGATGGCAGAACATACCACGAAAGAAAAGCAGTTAATTTTAATTTACCAGTATGACTTGCATATTATCAATAAGCCTAAATGTAAAATGAAATTTGATATAATACTAAATTGATGTACTCACAGAATAACGAGGAGCAAATAATACTAAACTATTTTAAAGACTATAAAGGTCACTTGTTAGACATTGGAGCAAACGATGGCATTACTTTGAGTAATTCACGTAGGTTGATTGAGTTGGGATGGACTGCTGACTTAGTAGAGCCTAGTCATAGCACGTTTGACAAATTAGATCAACTTTACGAAAAAGAGTTTAATGTAGCAACTCACAACATAGCAATAACTGACACGGACGGTGAGATTGAGTTTTATGATTCAGGAACGCATTTAAACCAAGGCGATACTTCATTAGTTAGTACAGCTTCGTTTGAAGACTACGAGAAATGGAAAAATACTACTACTTGGAAAAAGATTGAGGTTACAAGTTACACGTTTAAAACCTTTTTAGAATTTTGTTCGTTTGATAAGTTCGACTTTATTAGTATTGACGCTGAAGGGTACGATCTAGCAATTTTAAAACAAATAGATTTAACCGATGTTGGTAATAAATTGATTTGCATAGAGCATAACGGTAGTAAGTTAAATTCATTTGTTGACTATATTAGTAAGTTTGGGCATAAGGTTATAGGTTACAATAATGAAAATTTAATAATGGGTTTATGAAGTTAAGTGTATTAATTCCAACTGTGCCACAAAGAGAGCAAATGTTTACGGAGCTATTGACTTATTTAATGAACCAAGCCGAACAAATAGAAGGTAACGAAATTGAAATATTGTGGGATAGCTCACCAGTTGGATCAATGACCACAGGCGAAAAAAGAAACTTACTTTTAAGCAAATCAGTAGGTAGATATGTTTGGTTTATAGACGACGATGATTGGGTGAGTGAAACGGCATTAAGTGATATTATGCAAGGGATTAAATACAATCCTGATTCATTTGCTATTAATGGAATGTGGAGTGAAAACGGTCAAAAAAATACACGTTGGTTTATTAGTAAGGACTTAGATTATTGTGCGGATCATTCACTAGGTTATGAGGTATTTCATAGACCTCCTAATCACATTACACCAATGAAGCGTTCAATAGCTTTAAAGATTGGATTCCCAAATAAGTCAAATCAAGAAGACTATGACTTTTGCATGAGACTTAAAGAGTCAAAACTTATTCAAACGGAATACGTAATAGACAAACCAATATACGATTATAGATATTTGAATTATAATAAGCTTTATTCATGAGAGTTGCAATAGTTACTTTTTACGATAACAAAGAACGGTATATTTTAGCAGGCAATAGACAAAGGCAGTCTTTAATGGATGTTAACTTTCCAATGGATGATTACTACCAATTTAGAAACTATGCCGAAATTGATTCACCTACTCATCAAAAGTTACCGTATGCCTTCAAAGTAAAGTCGATTGACAAAGTACGTAAAATGGGTTACGATATTGTCATTTGGTTTGATTCGGCTATTTATGCAGTAAAAGACTTTACGCATTTTATAGATCATGTAAAACAAAACGGAAACGCTTTTTTTGACAATATAGGTTTTACAATTGGTAGCTATACAAATGACATTTGCCTAAAGAAAATGAGAATGGCACGTAAAACCGCAAATCAACATCCAATGATTATGGCTTGCTTAATGGCTTTTAATTTTAAGGATAAAAAGTGTAAGAAGATGTTTAAACAATTTTACGATTCAGCAATACCCGAATGTTTTGACGGTGACTGGGCAGACCATAGACACGATCAGTCGGCTATGAGTATAATACTAGCAAAGAATAAAGTTAAACCGTTGCACCCTAACAATACTTTTTTTGCTTACACTAATCACCCAGGTCACTTACCACACGCAGATACTTTATGTTTTTTATCTCAAGGATATTAATATGATATACATTAAAATTATAGCAGTTGCTTTGTTAGTTAGTCAATTGAGCCAGGGGGTAAGTTTACTTAAACGTAAACCATTCACTTGTTCGTTATGCCTAGCTTTTTGGATCACATTATTTACCGAGCTTTACCTGACAAATCACCTTATTAGTTCGTTTGGCATGGCTTGTGTACTCGCATTATTAACCTCACTAACCGACTTTATTTATGTCCGACTTATTCGATACCTCGCTTAAAAAACTAATTGCTAACAAGGATGCGATAAAGCATTGGAAGGAATTAGGCATAAGTCCAGGTGATCCGTTTTTTTATAAGGGAGTAGCTGAGGGTTTAAATTACGGTCACGTGAATATGTTTTGTGGTGGATGTATTACAGCGATGTATAATTTTTTACATGACTTTTTAAAAGAGAGAAATGAGATTTGAAGATGTACGTAAAATAAAACCTAACCCAAACAATCCAAGGTTTATTAGAGATAATAAATTTGAGCAGTTGGTTAACTCGATACGTAGCTTTCCACAAATGTTAGAGCTTCGTCCAATTGTTTTAAATGAAAACATGGAAGTGCTAGGTGGCAACATGCGACTAAGGGCTTGCATAGAGGCAGGATTAACTCAAGTTCCAATAATAGACGGTTCACATTTAACACCGGAGCAACAAAAGGAATTTATTATAAAAGATAACTTAGGATTTGGTGAGTGGGATTGGGAGCAACTGGCTAACGAGTGGGATGCTATGGAGTTGCAAGAGTGGGGTTTAGACTTACCGATTGAATCGGATGTTAATTTAGAAACAGAACCATTAAAAGAAAACACTATAAAGATAACTTTTAGAACACCTGAAGATGTGCAAAAAGCTGAAAATGAAATACAAGAGTTACTAGATAGAGAATACGACGGAGCATATTTAAGTATTAATTTATGAATATAGAAAAAGCAGAATTACAAAAAACAATTGAGAATAAACTTAAACTATTAGAAGCCTTAGAGAAAAGTTTAGGCATAGTCACATCCGCTTGTAAGATAGCAAATTTAAGCAGGGGCAATCATTATGTTTGGATGAAAACCGATAAAGAATATCGGGCAAGGGTTAAGGAAATTGAGAATGTAGCTATTGACTTTGTAGAGACTCATTTACATAAACAAATAGCAAAAGGCAATCCACTATCAACTATATTTTATTTAAAGTGTAAGGGCAAGAAAAGGGGTTATATTGAGCAAAATAATATAGAGATTAGGGGTAACATGAAATTCACAGCAGATTTTGGCAAGAGCGATACTATACACACCACATTCGAATCAGGAGAAGATACATTACTCGATCAATAACGAACCTTACAAATACTATGTTTTAAACATTGGTAGGCAGTTTGGGAAAACATTATTGGCAGCTAATCAACTTCTTTATTGGGCGTTAAACAATAAGAATGTTAAATGTGCATGGGTAAGTCCTGTTTATAAGCAAAGCAAAAAAGTATTTCAGGATATTTACAAAGCCTTTGCTAAACGACCTGAAATTTACAAAACGGTTAATCAAAGCGACTTATTACTCGAATACGTTACCGGATCGACTATTCAATTTTTTTCGGCTGAAAGGTACGACAATATTCGAGGGTTTACTTTTGATTACTTGGTTTGTGACGAGTTCGCATTTATGCAGGCCGAAGCATGGACGGAAGTTTTAAGAGCTACTGTTTTAGTCAAAGGCAAAAAGGTACTTTTAATATCCACTCCAAAAGGTAAAAACCATTTTTACACGATGCACCAAATGGACGGGATTAATCCACAGTACAAGTCTTTTACCATGACTAGCTACGATAATCCGATAATACAACCCAGTGAAATAGACGATGCGAAATATACCTTACCTGAAATTATATTTAAACAGGAATATCTAGCCGAGTTTGTAGACGGAGGTTATCATTTATTTTCTAATATTCCAATTGGCACAGGTGAGCGTACATCTAGGTTAGTCGCTGGTTTAGACTTAGGCAGGGCAGACGATTACACGGTACTAACTATAATGAATGATAAAGGTCAAATGGTATTTTGTGAACGGTGGCGACAAATGGAGTGGGCTACTATCCTAAACCACGTTAAAACGATTTTACGAGACTTTCGACCTGATGTGTATGTCGAGGTTAACTCAATTGGTGATATTGTTTTAGAGTCGCTTAGAAACGATATGAGTGGGATTTGTAATATACACCCATTTGTAACCACCTCCAAAAGCAAAAACGATATTATAGAAAGTTTGTTGGTGGCTAGTCAAAACAAAGAGGTAAGTATTTTAGACCTCGATTGGTTACGTAAAGAATTTGAAGTGTTTAGCTTTGAATATAACCCAAAAAGTAGATCGGTTAAATATTCAGCTCCGGCAGGATTTCACGATGACGGGGTAATGGCAACGGCTATTTGTTACCAGGCTTACAAAGATTTTGCAAAAGGTGGACGGTACATGTTGCTATAATTATTATATTTGTTTATGTTTTTCATGTTTGTATGTTTTGTGAGCAAGGAAGGTTAACGAAAGTTAGCCTTTTTTGTTACAAGTAGTTAGTTACCAATTTAAAAAAAATAGTTCTTATATTATGAATTTACCTAAAAGCTGGAATGAAATAAGTATTGAGCAGTTTATCGAGATTTACGATATAGCTCAAGATGAAAGTATAGAACCGATTGATAAGTCAATTAGGATATTCAGCATACTTAGTGGACTTACTATCAATCAAGTAGAAGATTTAACGCTTGATGATTGGGTAAGTTTTCAAAAGCAAATTAGTTTTATTAATGACTTTCCGCAAGCTACTTATCCCAAGTCTTTTAAATTAGGAGGTTACACTTGGAAACCTACATTGGATATTCGCAAGATCACGGCAGGGGAGTACATTAGCTCAATTGAGTTAACTAAGGAAAAGGAAAACATAATAATTAATACACCTAGCCTAGCAGCTTTATATTTAACTCCTTATAGAGGTTGGTGGATATTTAAGAAAAAAGTAGGTTTGACTTATGAGGAGAAAGTGGATATTTTGAAACGTGCAAACGTGCAACAAATTTATCCTTTAGCACTTTTTTTTTGCAATCTCTTAATCAAATTAATGGAAAATATCCCCGATTATTTGAACAAGACAATGAAGGAGATAGCGGAGAAGGTGAACCAGTTAAGCAAGGAGGACTGGCAGCATGGGGATGGTATAATGTTTTAGACTCATTAAGTAATTCAGACCGTACAAAGTGGGATTACTTTTTGAATATGGGAGTGATTGAATTTTTAAATACGTTGGCATATTTTAAAGACAAGGAAAAGCATTTAGAACAATTAAGGAATAAATTGAACCGTGGCACTAAATATTAGTAATGCAAGTAAGTATAAGGGTAATTTACAATCCTTAAAAGATATTGCTAAAAAGCAACAAGACTTTTTGCCATTTCTAAATACTATGGATGCTTTAGCTAGAGCTGTTGGCAGTGTTATTTATGAATTACAAAAAAGTTTAAAAGAAAAAGAGGTTAATGCAACTGGTTCACTTTCTCAATCAATTTTAGCAACTCCGGGTAATGTAACTAGAGAAAAAGCTGAAATAACCATTTCTTATAATAAATACGGTGACGATGTTGACTTAGGTACAGCACCAAAGGGATTTTCAATAAATGCATTAAAAGAATTACAGCCTAAAATTTATAGATGGATAATAAGTCCAGGTAAGGCTAAGAGATTTGGAGATGTAGCCAAAGATAGAAAAAAATCAAGGTCATTAAGCTTTATAATAGCTATGGCAATTTTAAAAAAAGGAACGAGAGCTACTTATTGGAAGACTGATGTTACTGGTCAAAACTTTGAAAGAATAAATAATTTCTTAAGTCAAGAAATAAGTAAGGCTTTGGGTAGAGATGTATCGATAATTATTAAAAATGAAGTTGAAAATTTAAATGGCAATAACAGTTAATCAAGCAGCCGATAGCCCTGCATTGGGGTATAATAAAATACTTTATACTTTAGACAGTACAAATAAAGCGCAAGCGAATTTTAAGTATATTGCGGATGTTTACGTAAACAACTCACCTAATTATGTGAGGTTAAAAAAACCTGCTCACCCTACAAATGGCTATTCAGCTTTTGACTTGCAAGGAGTATTACAAGATTATTTTGATTTGGATGTTTGGATTCCAAACTCAACAGGAGTGGTTACTTGTCCTAATTCAATAGTAGAATACGATGTTAGGTGGGGTGAGGAATACGGAGCAAGTAGTGGAATAGTTACTTATCAAAACCTAAGCAGCTCACTAAATAAATACGCAATAAGTGCAAGCCTAGATGAGTTTGTAATTGATGCTGGAAGGAACGATGCTTCTTTTAATTATTATGAGTACGATCCGACTAATATTAAAAACACTAATTTTCAATTTTTATCGGATGGTAACAATTTTCATTTAACTATAAACGATGACTTTGTACTTGATTTTTACCAAGATAATACAGCAGATACTTTTTATATTGGTGTTGATGTAACCGATAATACAGGAACGGTTACTACATACGCATTTAAAAACGATCAATACCCTTCCAACACAAGAGCAAAGAAAAGAGTAAGAGTTTATTGTGGCGCACGTAATTTAAACCAGTCTTATTTAAGTGTTGGTAGTTTACCTATAATTGATAGTAACACGGTTAAATATACTGTTTACACTTGCATGAGTGATTTAACAGTAACAAGCAAAAAGAAAACTTTTATACTAGATAACAATTGTAACAGGACAGAATATGTAAGAATAACATATCTCAATCAGTGGGGAGGTTATGATTCGTTTAATTGTTACGGTGGTTATGTAGAAAACTACTCTTATAACAGATCGCAATTTAAAAAGTCAAATTATGTTTGGAGTGGCACAAGTTACGGTTTTAACCCTATTGAACGAAGCACCGCACAATTTAATAACGACATAAACTATACTTTAAAAGTTTACACCGGGTGGATGACTGAAGACGAAAGTAAGTTTGTAGAAAATATGTTTAGGAGTAAGGATGTTAGGGTAGTAGATACAAGTAGAAATTTATGCGTACCGGTTAATTTAAAAACTGATTCGTACACTAAAAAGACTCACGCAAGGGATGGCTTGTTTCAATACGATTTTGAGTTTGCTCCTTCGTTCAATTCAAAAGTTCAAAAATGGTAACCGAAATATTTATTAATAACACGCAAGTAGATTTAAGTGAGGATATAAGCATTCCATTAAACTATGCTATTGCGGATATTAGAGAACCACAAAAGAGAAACACTAATTTTAGTAAGACGGTAACTTTACCTGGCACGGCTTCAAATAATGTTTTGTTTTCACATATTTGGGATATTGGGGTAAGCTTGATAAGTTCAGGTAATACTAATTTTAACCCTACTTATAACCCTAATTTAAAAGCGGATGTTTTAGTATTACAAGACGGTAACGAGGTATTCAAAGGATTTGCAAAGCTTGACAATATAGTTAATGTAAATGGCAAGGTAGAATATGAAATGAGTTTTTACGGTAACCTAGCAAATATTTTTACCACGCTAGGTGAAAGTAAATTGTCAAATCTTGACTTGTCAGAATACGACCATACTTACAATAAGACTAACCAGGTTAATAGTTGGGATACTAGCATAATTAAAAACGGATCAACTTATGTAAACTTTAGTAGTGGAAATCCGACTGGTGAGGGTTATCTTTATCCTTTAATTGATTATGGCTTTACCAATGGAAGTACGTTTGATGTTAAACACTTTTTCCCGGCAGTTTATGTTAAAACGATAATAGACAAAATATTTAACCAAGCAGGGTTTCAATATTCTAGTAACTTTTTTAACTCAACTTTTTTTAAAAGGTTAAACGTACCTTACACATCTACTACGTTAAAGTTAT